TATCCTTTAGGGCTATGGGCAATTGATTATACAAGGAGATACAATGAGCGACAAAAGTAGTCTAGAGTTAATTAGTGATATTACAGAATTTAATGACCTTCATGAGTATATGAAGGATGATCAGCTAGACAAGGCTTTGGCTATTGTGGTAAAGCTTCTAATGAATCCTGATGTTCCTGCTGCTAAAGCCCCACATTTAATTATTGAATTACAAGCTATGTCTACAAAGTTCTCAATGCTTGCTGCTGTATACTCTACAATTGCTAAAGACAAAGCGGGAACAGTAAACAATAATAAGAAGAACGTATACTATTCAGCAAAGGAGTCGATAGACAAACTCGTGGATGCCCTCAAGTATGTCGTTCGTTATAATGGCTAGAGATATTGTAAAGAATCTTAAATTTAAAAAGTATGAAGGCAAATTTAATGTAGAAGAGTTTGCTCAGATGCTAGATGATGCCTATAAGGCTACAAAAAGACCTGATGGGGAGATGACAAAAAAATCATTCAGTCCCAGTAGTCTTGGTTATGGTCATGGAAACTGCCCACGATATTGGTATATGGCATTTAGCGGTGCACATTTTATAGACAATAATGATGCTACTGCTGTAGCAAATATGGCATATGGAACACAGGCTCATGATAGATTGCAGAAGTTAATTGCTGGACAGTCTTCTGATTTATTTAAGACTAACTCCATGAAAGATGTCAAAACTGAAATAGAAATTACTAATGAATATCCACCAATTCGTGGGTTTATCGACCTTGTTATTAATTGGGACGATGAAGAAGTAATTGGTGAAATTAAAACTGCTAAACAAGAAGTGTGGGATACAAGGCAGGCAGAGATGTCTCCATCAGCAAACCATATGCTTCAACTACTTACATATATGAAACTTCGTAATGCTAAAGAGGCATTCTTCTTATATGAAAATAAAAACACTCAAGAAATTCTTCTTATTCCAATTCAAATGACCCCTAAAAATAAAAAGATTATCGATGATCTTTTTGTATGGATGTGCGAGGTTTGGGATAATTTTAAAGAAGGCGACATTCCGATGAGGCCTTTTGTTAAAACAAGTTATGCATGTAAAAATTGTCCAATTAAAAAAGAATGTTGGGCTGGAGAAACTGGAACTATACAAATTGAAGCCTATGAGGTTCCTAAATTATGATTTGTGCGAATCAAGAATGTGCTAAAGAATTTGAGGCAAAAACTCATAATCAAAAGTATTGCACAGATGAGTGTTGCCGTGTTGCAACAAATAGACGCATTATGGAAAAGTACTATGAAAAAAAGGCTATTAGGAATGGTGCTAGGCGAGGATGTAAAAAGTGTGGGGCACAGTTAAGTAGGTATAATGAATCTAATTTGTGTTCTGCGTGTAATAGAAAAGTAAATCAGGATCAAAGATCTAGGCTGTTGGGGATGATAAATGAAATTAGCTGAGCTAGTAAAAACAAAGGCTAGCCGTGTTCTTGGCATAGATGCATCTACAAATTCCGTCGCATTTTGCCTTATGGAAAACGATAAGCCTTTAAAATGGGGGAAAATAGAATTTGCTGGAGCAGATATATATGAAAAAATATATGACGCTAAATTAAAAATGCATGCAATGTTAGATGAATTAAAGTCTGATTATATTGCAGTAGAAGGAGCAGTCCTTGTCAGATCCCCTGATGCCGTGATAAAATTATCATATGTCTACGGTGTTGTTATTGCTGAGCTTATGTCTACTGGGGCTAGTGTTATTACTATATCTCCTACATCTTGGCAGGCATATATTGGAAATAAAAACCCAACAAAGATGGAGAAAGACAAGCTTAGGTTTGAGAATCCAGGATATGCTGACTCCTGGTACAAAAACAAGATGCGTCAAATTAGGAAACAAAGAACTGTAGATTATTTTAATAATAAATATGGATTAAAGCTTGAAGATTTTGATGTGGCAGATGCATTCGGCATTGCTCATTATTCTAACACGGTGCTAACAGAAAGATGAAACTTTATCAAAGTAAGGATTGGCTATATCGCAGATATATAGTACAAAAGAAAACTGTTACAGAAATTGGAACAGAATGCGGGGTCTCTGCTATGACTATACAGAGGTATCTAGAAAAGTTCGGACTAATTAAAAAATGATAGAAAAAAAGATTTGGCAGACGTACGAGACACCATTTGATGCCCTTCCAGATTATGCTAAATTTAGTATTCAAACATGGAAGGACAATAACCCAGACTGGGATCACGGATATATGAGTGGTCCAGACAGAGAGCAGTTCTTTAAAGATAATTTTTCAGAAGAAATTTATAACACATACATTAATCTTCCATTAGGAGTTATGAAAGCTGGGCTTTGGAGATTTGCAATTCTTTATATTAATGGCGGAATTTATGCTGACATGGATACACATTGTAAAGTTCCAGTAGACTCATGGTTAAATCAGGATTACGATATGATGCTTGATATCGAAAGAGATACCCCATGGTTAGCAACACAAACTATTGCTTCACGGGCTGGTCATCCTTTACTAAAAGCAGCAATAGATCTTTGTGTTGAAAGAGTCGGAGACGGCATTATTCAGCATAACCATATGGTTCATTATTATACAGATGTTCAAATGTTTACAGATGCCATGTATCGTGAATTAGGCGTAGAGCCATATCAAAAACATATTAACCAGTGGGCTCCAGAATTAATGGAAATGCCTTATCTCAAAGACAATAAAGTTCATATTTTTCATGGTCAAGACGCAAAGCGACTTCTTGATAAAGACGTAGTTCATTTATATTGGGGAGATGACAGAGAAGAAGGCTGGATTGCATGGAAGAAAGATCCAATGGTAAATCAATCTTATCCTAATGGATTTAATCCTCACGATTGGAAAGAGTAATGCATACCATAGGAGTATTGCCAGCTTCTGGCAAAGCATCTAGGATTGGCGGAATTCCGAAGTTCTGCTTGCCAATATCAGACGAGAGGTCTTTGCTTCAGTGGCATGTAGAACAAATGCTTGAAGTTTGTGACGAAGTTCGTGTTGCTACAAGACCTGAGTGGGTTCCAATAGTTCAAAACATGGACATGAATGTTAAACTAATAGTACGTGAACCATCTACTATGTCTGATGCAATTAAGTTTATGATAGGCGAATATAATGATACCGTTGTTGTAGGAATGCCAGACACATACATTCTTAATGCTCCAGTAAATATTTATAAAGAAATGATGAAAGAAGATAAGGCAGATCTAGTTCTTGGCATATGGGAATGTAATGATGAATTAAAAGGAAGAGTAGGACAGGTTAAAGTTTCTGATGGTAGGGTAATTGGATCTGAAGATAAGGTAGATAATTGTGACTACCCAGACATGTGGGGCACTATGCTATTCCGAAAAAATATGATAAGATACTTAGATCCTAAATTAGACCATCCAGGAAAACAATTAAAGGAATGGATAAGCGAAAGCACAAATATTAGGGCGGTAAGACCAGGCGGGAAATATATGGATATTGGAACGCTAAGAGGATTAAAACAATTATACAAGGAGATGGATAATGCTTGAACCAGTATTCCCAGACGTAAATCAATTTAGGTGTGAAGATTCTTGAAACATGCCATGAGATTGCACATATGTTGGTCAAAAAGAATATCGCATACGGCAATTCAGCCCTTGATCCTGTACGAATATTTTCAAAGGCGGGACCAAGAGAGCAACTACATGTCCGTATTGATGATAAATTAAATAGACTTATGAAGGGTACAGATTATCCAGGAGATAACGATATTGACGATTTGATTGGATATTTAGTCCTATTAAAGATTGCCAAGCAAAAATCTAGTTGATTTTTTAGTCAACTAAGATTATAATGTATATATATGGAAATTGAATTAGCTGATCATTATGATCGCATGAACAAGGTAGTAGAGGAATTACTTAAAGGTAATAACCCTACCCAGATTGCCTCTGTGACGGGCTTTAAACGGTCAGAGGTTATAGAGTATATAGATGAGTGGAAACAGGTCGTAAGAAGCGATTCTGGGGCTCGTGAGAGGGCTAAAGAGGCTATCTCTGGAGCAGACCAACATTATGCCATGCTCATTAAAGAGGCCTGGAAGACCGTAGAAGACGCAGACACTCAGGGTCAATTAAATGTAAAGGCAACGGCATTAAAACTAATTGCAGACATTGAAGGCAAACGCATAGGCATGCTTCAGGAAGTAGGCTTACTAGATAATGCAGAGCTTGCCACACAATTGGCGGAGACAGAACGCAAACAAGATATTCTTGTAAAGATTTTAAAAGAAGTTACGGCTACCTGTCCAAAATGTAAAATGGAAGTTGCCAAGAGATTGTCACAAATTACTGGGATAGTAGAGCCAGTTGAGATAATTGAGGAAGTAAGTGGATCTTAATTTTAATGATCTCATTGATATCCTAGATGGAGAGGAATTTGATGAAAGACCAGTCGACTTACGAACATTCGTTACAAGCCCAGACTACCTCGGACTTCCCCCATTATCGGAGTACCAGTATACACTCATTGAGAAAAGCAGCCAGATCTATAAAGAATCAACCCTTATCAAACTCTTTGGAGAAGAAGAAGGAAAACGAAGATTCAAACAAACCTGCAATGAAGTAATTGCTCAATTAGGCAAGGGTAGCGGAAAAGATTATTGCTCAACCATATCGGTATCATATATAGTATATTTACTATTGTGCCTAAAAGATCCAGCAACATATTACGGCAAGCCTCCTGGAGATACAATTGATATCATTAATATTGCTGTTAACGCAGCACAGGCCAACAATGTTTTCTTTAAAGGATTTAAGACAAGAATAGACAGGTCTCCATGGTTTACTGGAAAATACGATCCTAAAGCTTCTGAAATCAGATTTGATAAGAGTGTAAATGTTTATTCAGGACACTCTGAGCGTGAAGCGTTCGAAGGTTATAACGTTATTGCCGTAATCTTAGATGAGATCTCAGGCTTTGCCACTGAGAACACAACTGGTCATGACCAAGCAAAGACTGCTGATGCTATTTACGATATGTACCGTGGATCTGTTGTATCTCGTTTCCCAGACTATGGTAAGGTTATTCTGCTTTCGTTTCCCCGCTTTAAGAATGACCCTATTCAAAAATTTTATGATTCAGTTGTGGCGGAAAAAGAAACTATTATAAGAACTAAAGTATTAAAAATGGATGAGAACCTGCCAGATGGAACTGTAGGAAATGAAGTAACTGTTGAGTGGGAAGAAGATAATATTATTTCATATACTATTCCTAAAACTTATGCGATTAAAAGACCTACATGGGAAATTAATCCAACTAAAAAAATTGAAGATTTTAAAGTAGAGTTTTATAAGAATATGCCAGATGCTCTTAGCCGATTTGCTTGCATGCCACCAGAAGCTGTGGATGCGTTTTTTAAATCTCGTGAAAAGATTGAAAAGGCATTTAGCAATATGGCACTAGCGGTGGACGGATTTGGAAGACTAGAACCTTGGTTTGCACCAGACCCAGATAAAGAATACTTTATTCACGTAGACCTTGCACAAAAGCATGACCATTGTGCTGTAGCAATGTCGCATGTAAATAAATGGGTAAATGTAAAAGTAACAGATACATACTCTCAACCAGCTCCAATTGTTGAAGTAGACGCTGTTAGATATTGGACTCCTACGGCAGATAAATCTGTTGACTTTACAGAAGTAAAAGATTATATACTCTCATTAAGAACTGCAGGATTTAAGATAAGAGTTTGTACATTTGACAGATGGAATTCTCACGACATGATGCAACAGCTAAAAGCTTATGGAATTAACACAGAAACTTTGTCAGTTGCAAAGAAGCATTATGACGATATGGCTATGGTTGTTCTGGAAGAAAGACTTTCTGGTCCACATATTCCGTTATTGATTGATGAATTATTGCAATTAAAAATTATGAAAGATCGTGTTGATCACCCTAGAAAAGGTTCTAAAGACTTAGCGGACGCCGTTTGCGGATCTATTTATAATGCTATTAGTAGAACTAAAGTAGATACATTAAATGAAATAGATGTACATACGTATGACAGCATTAAATGGGATAATGAAGAAGAATATGTAAAGAAAATGAATGTAATTGTGGCCCCTAAGATGCCTAAAGAATTGGCGGCAATGATAGAAGGAATGGAAATAGTATGAGTATATATCAAGATAAAGCTAAAGAGTGTAAATGTTGTGGAAAACATGTGCCGCTGCCTACAGTATTAAAAGAGTATAACGGTATCCTGCTTTGCCCAACCACATTCTCTAATGTAATAGAGTATAAAAGAATATGGAAAAGCGCAGGCAATAGGCCAGCAGGCAATATTAGGAAACATTTTTCTGACTATGTACAGCAAATAGTGGAGTCTACTATTGACAAAAATGAAGATGGTAGCCTACAATAGGCATAAGCCAGAAAGAGTATAATAGACACATGGATAATGATGATATGAGGCTAGAGCACTATATTGAAATAGGCGCAGTAGAAATCGCTGGCGTTAATGAAGATGGCGAGATCATATTTGCCATAAACGAAATTGCAAAAGATATTGCCCCAGAATTATGGCAGGCCCATACTGATTATGTAGATAAAACTTTAATTGATCTTTATGAAGCAGGATATGTAAAAGTTGAATATGACGAAAATCTAGAAGCCATGATAAGTTTAAATCAAGAAGGATTCAAAATAGCAAAAGATCTAGGCATAATCCCAATGGATATGCCAGAAATTCCAAATGATTAGGAGAAAAAATGCCATATAAAGTTGAACAAGGTGTAGCAGGATGTAAAGGGTATGCCGTAGTAAATGATAAGGGAGAACTAAAGGGTTGCCACTCTGGACGCTCAGCAGCCTTAGCACAAATGAGGGCTCTTTACGCTGCCACCGCAGACGAAAATAAAATGAAGGATAAAAAGAAAAAGATTTTGTAGACTTAAAAAATCTACTTTGATATAATATATGTGGGTCGCCAATAGGGGCCCACATATTAACTTATTCGCTTGAAGGAGGAATAAAATGGTAACAACCTATACATGGGACCTTTTCAAGGATCCCTTTTTTATTGGCTTTAATCGTGAACTAGATAGACTAACTAGAGTTCACAGCCACGCATCAAACTCTACATAC